CGCGCGAAGCTGGGCCTGCCGCCGCTGGAGTCGGCGAGCACGGCGGACCGCGCCATGGGGCTGGTGAAGACCATGTTGGCCATGAAGGATGAGACCGATGGGAACGACGGCAACACTTGAGGACGAGCGGGTAGGGATCGGCGGCGAGGAGCTGAGCCTGCGCAGCGCGCCGGTGCAGCCGTCGACGTGGAAGGAAGAGGACCGCTCGTTCGCGGCCGTGCTGTCGACCGAGACGCCCGTGCTCGTCTACGACTGGCGCAGCGACGAACTGGTGGACGAGGTGCTGCTCGTGGCGGGTGCGGAGTGGCCGGCGACGGGGCAGGTACCCCTGCTGGACTCGCACGCCCGCGCCAGCGTGCGCAACCAACTGGGCAGCATCCGGGAGATCACACCCGACGCCGACGCCGGCGAGTTGTGCGGGCGCCTGTTCATCAGCGAGGTGGAACGCTTCGCCGAGAGCAAGGTGCGCGAGGGTCATGTCACCGACATGAGCGTGGGCTACCGCAACAAGAGCGTCATGCGCATCGAACCCGGCGAGACGGGCGTGGTCGAGGGCAAGGAGTACACGGCCGGCGAGCGGCCGATGCACGTCGTGCCGAAGTGGCGACTGGTGGAGGGGAGCCTGACGCCCATCGGGGCGGACGGGCTGGCGAAGGTACGGGCGGCGGCCGGGCACGGCCCGGCCGGCCCGGGACTCAGGGACGTCCTGGCGGGCGTTCATGTCTTGACGGAGGAGACGACCATGGCGGAGACCAAGCCGACGCCCGCCGGCACACCGGCGGCGGCAGCGACCCCCCCGAAGGACGGCGAGGGCGAGCGCCAGGAGCCGGTCATCGACCTGGCCACCGAGCAGGAGAGGGCGCGGGCCGAGACCATTCGCACCATCGCCCCGCGCGGACTGGAGGCGATGGCCGACCAACTCGTGCTGGACGGGACGAAGGTCGAGACGGCGCGCGCGGCCCTGCTGGCGGCGCACGCCAAGCGGATGACGCCGGCCGGTACGCCCGAGCCCGAGGCGCCCGAGCTGCCCGCCAAGGACGGCGAGGATGCGGAGGGCAAGGACAAGAAGGCGCGCAAGCTGGAGGACGTGAGCGACGACGAACTCACGCGCGGCATCGGCGGGTGAGGGCCGGTAACGGCCACGCACGGTCGGCACGGCGGCTTTTCGCCGCGCGCAGTGACCACAGACCAATAAGGAAACGCAAGGAGACGGGAAATGAGCAGCCTCACATGGGGCGCGACACGTTGGCTTCGCAACCTGTATGGCGCGACCGAGCCGTTCATCATGCGCGGCAAGTTCCTGGCCGGCGCCTCGCAGGCCATCGTGGCAGGACAGATCCTGGAACTGTCCGCCACCAACTGGATTCCGCTGGACGCCGACCAGGCCATGGCCGGCGTGATCGCGGTCGCCATCCAGGACATCGACTCCGGCGACCGGGCGGGCTACTACAGCCTGTGCGTGCCGCGCCCGGGCGACGTGTTCGAGTACCCCCTGGCGTCCGCGGCGGCCGTGGCTGTCGGGGCGAATCTCTACTGGTCCAGCGCGACCGTCGTCACGACCACGGCGGGCAGCAACGCGCTGGGCGACTCCGTCGGGCAGGAGAACTACCCGGCCGAGCAGGATCACCTGAGCAAGGGCGGCATCACGGACTACGGAACGACCGTGAACAGCATCGGCTTCGTGCAGATGACATTCAAGGCGGCGGTCAGCTACTGGGCCGTCCTGCAGACGTAGGAGGAAGAACGACCGGCGGGCGCGGGCCCTGTCGCCCCCGCCCGCCTCCCCCGGACCGTGAAGCGACGTGCTCGCCGGACACCTCTCTCTTGGCCGGAGCGGCGGGCTCGGGAACGCACCCCGATCCTGACCGAACAGGAGAGAGAGAACCATGCCGCAGGAACAGACAACCGACGACAAGGCGACGCGCAGGCGCTCGCCCTTCCGCAGCAACATCCGCGTGGGCGCAAGCCTGGACACGGAGGTGCTCCAGCGTCTCGCGACGGATCACCCCGAGGCGTTCGTCAAGCGCGTGCAGGCCATGATCGACGGCCGCACCCCCAGCGGCGAGCGCAAGCTGAGCTGGAGCAGCATCCGCAGCTTGCAGCGCATGTTCGACGCGCTGTGGGACGTGAAGGTCCCCGTCGAGGTCGAGCTGCCCACCGGCGGCACGCGGGCGATCGCGGCCAGCGCGTTCCCCATCTTCTCGGGCCTGCTCACCATCGCCGGGATGCAGGACGGGTACGACGAGGTGCCCAACATCGGCGACAAGCTCGTCTCGGAGATGGAGGACAACAAGCGCGTCTCCATCGTGGCGGGCCTGAAGCACACGGACGTGAACATGGACGAGGTGCCGCCCGAGGTGGACTTCCCGGAGATCGGCGCCGGGGAGAAGGCGTACCACATCCGGTCCAGGCGCAACGGCCGGCGCATCTCGATCCGGGCCGAGATGATCGAGGAGAACGACATCGCCGGCATCGTCTCGCGCGTGAATGCGCTGGGCGCCTTCGCGGCCGACTACATCGAGGAGCTGACGCTGGCCCGCGTCACGGACCTCTACGGCTCCAAGGGCACGCCGTCTGAGCCCTACGTGCTCCGCCCCGACGGCACGGGCACGGCGCTCTACAGCGCTACGGCCAACACCCCCGGGGTGCAGGCACCGCTGGGCACGCGGGTGAACACCAACGTGCTGGCCGACGAGACAGACCTGGCCGGCGCCCGGCGCCTGCTCGCGGCGATGCTGAACGACCGGCAGAAGCGCATGCACATCCCGATGAGCCAGTGCCAGTTGCTGGTGCCGGACGCGCTGGTCGAGACGGCGTCGAAGATCCTTAACTCCGAGCTGAAGCCCGGCTCGGTCAACGAGTACAACGCCTGGGGCCCGGGCGGCCAATGGCGCCCCGAGCTGCTCTCCAGCCCGAAGCTGGACGACCTCTCGACGACCACGTGGTACCTGGGCAACTTCCCGAAGCAGTTCAAGCGCAAGTGGAAGCTCCGCTTCGAGTACATGACGCTGGGGCAGGACACGCAGGCGTTCCTGATGAGCCGCATCGCCTTCCAGGCGCGCATCGCCTGGGACTGCGAGGTCGGCGCGACGGACTACGTCTGGGTCGTGCAGAACCTGGCCGCCACGACGGCGCCCACGCCCAGCGACTGACGACGGACAACAGCAGGGGTGAGGGATGAGGGATAAGGGGTTCTCCCCTCCCCCTCCCTCACCCTCGCCCCCCCCAACCCTCGCCCCGACCTATGACGACCAAGTTCGCCAGCGACTTTCAGGAGCAGGCCCGCCCCGAGCTTATCGACGAGCACGGCGAGACGGGCACGTACACCACGCGGGCCGGCGCGGCGACGGCGGCCCTGAACCTGCTGGTGCACCGGCACGGGACCGAGTGGGTGGGCCACGAGCATAGCGCGGCCGAGGTTGAGCGGGCGACGGTCCACGTGGCCATCGCCGATCTCGCCACGCCCCAGCGCAACGGCTACTTCACCACGGGCGCCGGCGCGAGCGCCGAGACCTGGTACGTGCAGACCTGGCGCACGCGCGCCGGCGACCACGTTTGCGACTGCACGAACGAGCACGTGGCCGAACGGCTCCACGCGCCTTCCTCTCAGCACGAGGAGTGGTGATGGCCGAACTTGCCGGACAGGGCGCACTCAGCAAGGGCTTGGAGGCTGTGCGCACGCTGCTGACCAACGTGGCCGCCTACCGCACGTGGATGGGCGCGGCCAGCGTGGCGGCGGCGTCGGCCCGGACCTACCTGCTCGGGGAGTACGACGCGAATGCGACGCTGCCGTGCGCGGCCGTCTTCTTCAGCCCCGAGAACACGATGCGGGGCGAGACGCAGTATGGCGGCGCCGGCAACTTCTTCGCCCGCGCGGGCTCGGCCGACGTGATGCTGATCGAGGAGACCCCGGCGGCGTATGCCGACCGCGACGCATTCGACTGGCTCAACGCGCTCAAGCACATCACGAACGCGGCCGGGCTGGTCATCGAGGGCGTCGAGGCCCTGGCGGGCACGGGCACCTTCCTGAACGTGCGCGCGTGGTCGGTGTCCGGTGCGGTGCGTGACAACCCGGAGGGCGCGCAGGACCTGCTGAAGATCGTTATCCGCCTGGAGTGGGCGGGGCCCGGGAACATGTGACGGAGACAAGGGCGTGCGGCAGGAACTCATCACGGTGCGGCTCAAGACGGTGCAGCCGCTGGCAGCCAACACGCGCAACCTGAACAGA